CTTCCTATCCTACTTATTGTAGGATAGGAACAGAAAGAGAGAAATAAATATGACTAAAACATTTTACATAACTTATTATTCTAACAAGGATAAAAAGCACATAACAAGACAAGGCAAACATGACGACAAGTCAAGATATGGAACATCTAAAAAAGGTGTTGCGTATTATGTTTATTATGATCTAGACGCACATGGATATAGAACAGCGACTACAAGTTGGAAAGTAAGGCACTAATGAATAGTTCAACTCAATTTGATTATGATGAAATCAAACAAGCTTGGAAAAATTACCGTAATGAAAGTTTAGAAATCTTTCATTATGGTTTTGAATTAGAGTTAGAAAAGATTGCAAAGAAGAAAGAGTTCAAAGATAGATTGGGGGTGAGCAATGAGTGATTATAATTGGTGTCATGGTCCGAAATGCCATAAACATAAAACACAAGATAGAATAAGAGGTGTCAAGGGTTCAAAGGTTTTGAGGACCAGAAAGATTGCGCAGAACAAATGGAACGCGAATAATTGTTGGTCACACTTTTGTAGTCAAGGTTGTTATACTGATTTTCTTTATGCACATTGGGAAGAATTCATTAGACTACATCCGAGGACCGAGTGCCTCGAAACACCAATAGAAGTAGAGGTAGAAACTAGAACAGATTGGTACGGTCAATCATATGCAACAAAAGTAATAAAAAAGGTTGACAACAACCCTAATCCATGAGAATATAGGACATGACTAAAACAGAAAAAACAGAAAAAAGAGTAAACAGATTTAATGGTGAGTCTGTTATGCTAACAAAAGAGGAAGCAAGAAGACACGATTGCATTTTTATAGCTGAGTCATTAGCTGAGTTTCACACTGACCCAGATGTAAAAGATAAACACTACAAGATTATGCGTGAGCACTTAAATTGGTTTATGAAAAACAATGTTGACGCTTATTATAAGTTACTAGATTAACTCTCTTTGTGTAGGCGCTAACGCGCCTACACATACACAAATCATGGACCAATAGTGGTCCCAATCCCATACACAAATAATCTTGGAACAATAAAAGCAATCCCCCTTACAAAAAAAGGGGTCCCACTACTCTAGGTTGTAATGCTTGATTTACAGAGTTATTGCTGTTAAAATACTTTTTCACTGGTAAAAAGGTGCAAAAAATTTTTTAAAAATTTTTTATGATAGACATAAACAAAGTTAACCTAGACGATTTAGATTTAAGTTCCTTACCCGAAGAAGTTAGAAAAGAATTATTAAAAGTGGATGTTATGCATACACAAAAACAAATTCAAGGTAAGGCTCAAAATGATTTTATGTCCTTTGTCAAAGCTGTTTGGCCAGAGTTTATAGAAGGCGGCCACCACAGAGTTATTGCAAAAAAATTTAATGATCTTGCAGATGGTAAAATTAATCGATTAATTGTTAACATGCCACCAAGACACACTAAATCTGAGTTTGCAAGTTACCTTTTGCCAGCATGGATGGTAGGTAAAAATCCAAAATTAAAAATTATACAGGCAACACACACAGGAGAGCTTGCTGTAAGGTTCGGACGTAAGGCAAAAAATTTAATTGACTCTGAAGAATATCGAAAAATTTTTAAAACTACCCTACAAGAAGACTCAAAAGCTGCTGGACGATGGGAAACGGAACAAGGTGGTGAGTATTTTGCAGCTGGTGTTGGTGGTGCAATCACGGGCCGTGGTGCAGACCTCTTGATTATTGATGATCCACACTCGGAACAAGACGCATTATCTGCAACAGCGTTAGAAGGAGCCTACGAATGGTACACATCTGGTCCAAGACAACGTCTTCAGCCGGGAGCCAAGATCGTTTTAGTCATGACACGTTGGTCAAAAAAAGATTTAACAGGAATTTTGCTCGATAATCAGAAAGAAATTAAAGGTGATCAGTGGGACTTGGTTGAATTTCCAGCAATCTTGGACCACGGAACTAAACAAGAGCCGGTTTGGCCACAATTTTGGAAAATGGACGAGTTAGAAAAAGTAAAAGCAACACTTCCGGTTGGAAAATGGAACGCACAATGGATGCAAAACCCAACTTCTGAAGAAGGAGCTATTTTAAAACGTGAGTGGTGGCAAAAATGGGACAAAGATTGGTTACCAGATTGTCATTATGTAATTATGTCTATGGACACAGCGTTTTTAAAAAAAGAAACAGCCGATTACAGCGCCATAACTACTTGGGGAGTATTTTATCCTAACGAAGACAGCAAAGCTAATTTAATTTTATTAGATTCGTTAAAAGATCGATACGAATTTCCAGAATTACGTCGTGTTGCATTAGATCAATATAAATATTGGAATCCTGATTTAGTAATCGTAGAGCAAAAAGCATCTGGCACACCTTTAACACACGAATTAAGACAAATGGACATTCCGGTAATGACATTTACTCCAAGTCGTGGTAATGATAAGCACGTCCGTGTAAATTCTTGCGCACCGCTCTTTGAGGCAGGCCAAATTTGGGCTCCTGATATGAAGTTTGCAGAGGAAGTTATTGAGGAATGCGCGTCATTTCCATACGGAGATCATGACGACTTAGTTGATAGCACAACTATGGCTGTCATGCGATTCAGGCAGGGAGGCTTCCTAACCCATCCAGAAGATTACGAAGATGAAAAACAACCACCTAGGAAGATGGAGTATTACGGATAATGTCATTGAAAACAGAAGCTATAAAAAAATTTTTAACTGCAGCAAGATCTCTTGCTAATCAAGGATTAAGCAAAGAAGCGATCATGCAGTTTGCTAAAAATGAATTTGGTGAGATTACAGAACTGTTTCAAAAACAAATAGATAATATTTTTAAAAGACCTGCATCAGGAATTGAAAATATAAAAATTAAAGACGAAGTGTTTGATAATACTGTAATCAAATTACCTGTTGATGATACAGGTGCACCGTTTAATCCTAAAAATCCATTAAAAAATTATAGTAAAACAAAAAAAGACCAAGGTATAATGTCTCAATATGAATCTGTAAGTGATGATTTAACAGATGATGCCGTCTTAGATAGTTTTTTAGCAAGCGCAGATAGAACGTATGCAAATTTTGTAACCAAAGCTATGAAAGATATACAAAAAGCATCTAAATTAGAACAAGAACAAATGATTAAAGCAATTTCTGAACGATCAGGAATGTTTAGATACTTAGATGATGCAGATGCAGATAAAATTATAAAAAGTGCAGACACTTCAAAACAAAAAAACAGACCTGATGTTTATGGTATTCGTGACTATGATACAACAAACATGTCAGAAACTAAAAAACAAATAATTAAAACAGAAAACAAACTTGGTAATTTAAACCCAGACTCACCTGATTTTAAAGAAAAAGCAAAAGTATTAATAGATGAGTTAGAAGAATTACAAACTAAACTAAAAGATGATAAACCTAGAACTGATAAATACACAGGTGGTATTGTAGAGGTTGAACCAAACTTATCTGATATTGGTCATGGATCCGATGCCCTTATGGCACGAACAAGATTAATGTCACCAGGTCAACAAGCAACAACTTCTACAGGATTAAATTATTTACTTGCAGAAGATAATGACAACATGAGAGTTCCGTTTTCAAAAGGTAAACTTGCAGACAAAGCAAGACGTTCGTTTTTAAAAAAAGCAGGCGCAACTACTGCTGGTATTGCTGCACTTAAAACAGGATTAATTAATCTTGCAGAAAAAGCAGGACCAAAAATAGAAGCGGTAAAAGAAACAGTAACAGGAGCACCTGATTATTTTTTTGATTTAGTTTCTAAAATTAAAATGTTTGGTAAAAAATCTAAGTTTGGACCACAAGAAAGAGTAGATGAATATTCTTATCAAGGTATAAATGGTGATGATTATACATTAACAGAAGATATTGTAACTGGCGATGCAAGAATTGTAAAAGACAAAACAGGTGGAGTTCAAGTTGGTGAAGATGAAGTCGTTGATGGTATCGCTAATAGAAGTGTTATGGAATATAAATCTGGTAAAGGTGCAGCTGATGAAAGCACAGGTGGGGCGTTCGCAGATGAGTATGATGAATATGAAGTTAAATTTGATTATGATGGCACAGAGGCCGATGCTGACGATATGAGTGAAATTATAAGAAAACAAATTATAGAAGAAACTTCTGACAAAACTACAAAAGTTAAAAAAGCAGACGGTGGTCGTATTGGTTTTAGTAAAGGTAAACTTGCTTTTGAAAATGTATCTAAATTTTTAGAAAAAGTTTTTGGTAAAGAAGGTATGGCTGAGATGCCAAGTCGAGATCCTGAAATGTTTCAAGGTTTGTTAGAGGTTGTTGATATGTTTAGAAAACGAGACAAAGAAGGTTTAATTAAATACATGAGAAAATTTTTACCACATAAAAATGATGCAGAAATAGAAGAGTTTATAATTGGTGATGAGGGTATTGATGATATTCAAGGTCAATTAATTAGACTTGGTAGTGGTAGAGATTATGCTGGTAAAATAGAAATGATAAAAAATCTTGAAAGAAACAAAGCACTTAGAGATTTAGATGTTACAGAAGAAATGAAACGTAAACCAAACGCATCCGGCGGTATTGCAAAACTATTAGGAGAGTAATGGAAGAATACGATGTAGAATCTATTTTAGATATGTACGAGAGCGATTATGTTCGTGAACCAAGCGCCATGGCTCAAGGTGGACGAATACCGTTTAGATTAGGAAAAACTGTAAATCAATATGGTGGAGTTGATTTAGATGCTAAAGCTAAAAAAATTACTAAAGCCGTAAATAAATATAATAAACTTTTAACTGATGGTTTAGCTAAAAAAGATATTAGTAAAATACCTCCGTTTCAAGGATGGTTTATAAAAAACTACCCAGACATATCTCCAGGAACTGCAAACAAATATATTAATCAAGAAAAAGTAAAAGTAAGACCACTTATAAGAGATGAAGTAAAATATGATTTTATACAACAGCTAGTTGATGAAGCAAACGCAAAAACTAAACACACAAAATGGATTGATATTGAATCAAAAGTTACAGATTTTGAAAAAAGAAAAACTCAAAGAAGAGCTGACACAGGTCGGTATAGAAAATACATCGATCAACTAGATACTATAGAAGATAAATATAATAAAGCTTTTCAAAATATATTAGATAATCCCGATGAACCTTTAAATTTAAAATTTAAAAAATATTCTAGCGGCAGTGGTGTAGACAGAACTTCTTTTTTAAAAAAATATTTGTATGAACAAGTGCAAGCAGGAACAACGGCAAATATAAAAAAGGCATTAGACAAAAATCCTTTCTATTCTAAAAATAAACAGTTAATTGAAAATTATGCATTTTATACTGGAACAGTTGGAGGTGAAGGAAGAAATTTTCAAGGAAAAACTTTTAATGAAGCCCTACAATTTGGAAAAGAAAATATGGGTGGTAAAGTTATTTTTTCTGGAGGTGTTAAAACAAAAGGCCCTGCAGAAGATATTTATAATTTTGCTCTTCGTAGTTGGGATACAAGTAATAGACAACAAATACCTTTGTCAGATCAAAAAGTTATATTCTATGATAAAAAAACAAATAAACCTATTAAATGGGGGGACGTTCCTAGGGGAAAAGATAACTCTAAAAAATTAAAAATAAATAATGTTTATTTTAAGTACAAAGAAGATCCTAAAAATACAAAATGGGATATAGAAACTGTTAGAGGAAAAGGAAAAACATCAGGACTTTTTGATGAAGTTTATGATTCTTTTAAAGCATATGAAACTTTAGTAAATACAAAAGTAGATAATCCATTTGGAAAAGGAAAAGTAAAATTAAGCGAAGTTATAAAAAACGTTGCAGAAAAAGGATATGGTAAAACTCCTGGAGCGTATGGTCTAGCAAAAGATCATCAACTAGGTGTTGCAAATGAACCGTTTAAAAAAATTAGAATATTACCTCAAAGATTAAATTTAACTTTAAGACAAATAGAAGGCATTAAAGGTTCTGATAAATTTAAAAGAAATTTGACTAATGAGTTGTTGCAAGATTTTAAAGGTTTAAAAGGAACTAAATTTAATCAAGCAGTTCAAAATAATATTTTAAACATAGCTGAAGAAATCAATAAAGGTTTTTCAACCACTGAAAGTGGTTATAAAGAATTAGGTAAAAAAATTGCAAGTGATCCTAAAAAATTAGCAATGTATTCACCTGCAGAACAAGTGTACATAAAACAAATAGCAGGAGAAATAAACCCATATAAAGCAACTCAAATGTTAGCTGCTTTTCCACAAGGTCCAAAACTTGCTACAAAATATATTCCTAAATCTGAAGGGGTAACATTAAGATCTAACCCATTCTTCGATCCATCACTCATGGGTAGAGTTATTGGTGACATAGGAAGTAGCCTTGTTGCTCCTAGCGTTCTAGTTGGTTTAAACGCTGCATTTGGAGTAGACCCAACAAAGTCTTTAGACAGGGCTTTACTTGGCACAGAAGCTGCACTTGCACCGGCAGGTTTAAAAGCATTAACAAGTAGACTTGCTAATATAAAAAATCCAATGGTTAGAAAAAGTATTGAGACAGCAGCCGGTCTAAGACTACCAGGTGTATTTACACCTGCAAATGTAGTAAGAGCATCAAGATTTTTAAATCCAGTTGGTATTGCAACACTAGCTGGAGAAGGACTTTACCAACTAGGTAAACTAGGATACAAAGAACAACAAATGATTAATGAGATGAGAGAAAATGATCCAGAAGCGTATCAAAGATATCTCGCAGAACAACAAGAACTATCGGATGTATCAGCCTAATGATTAAAAATAAAAAACAACAACTTAAGAAAAAAACTAATACACAAAAGATAGCTAGCGTTTATAATAACCCGGCTTTTAAATGGTGGTCAGTACCACCTAAAAAAGGACCACTATCACAAGGGTTGAAATTAGGTAAAAAACAAGTTAAGAAAGTCTAGGAGAACATATATGGCAGAAATAGATAAAGGTCTCCCTAACGTAAAACGTCCAGATGAAGTTGCAGAGGAAGTTAATGTTACGGAAATCGATGAAACACCAAAAGGACCAGTAGAAATTACAGAAGACGAAGAAGGGGCAACAGTTGACTTTGACCCTATGGCAATGCCTTTACCAACAGAGGTAGATCACTTTGCAAACTTAAACGAATTACTTCCAGAAGACGACACAGACATGATCGGTAATCAATTACAAAATGATTACATGGAATACAAAACTTCTCGTAAAGAATGGGAACAAGCATACATGACTGGTTTAGATTTGTTAGGATTTAAATACACAAACAGAACTGAACCATTTCAAGGAGCATCTGGTGCAACACACCCTGTTCTTGCAGAAGCTGTTACACAGTTTCAAGCTTTAGCTTACAAAGAATTATTGCCTGCAGATGGACCAGTTAGAACTATGGTTATGGGTAAATCTGATCCACAAAAAGAAATGCAAGCACAAAGAGTTAAAAATTTTATGAACTATCAATTAATGGATCAAATGAAAGAATACGAACCTGACTTTGATCAGATGTTATTTTATTTACCACTTGCAGGTTCTACATTTAAAAAAGTTTATTACGACGATTTATTGGGACGAGCTGTATCAA